CTCCTCCCTCAACCATTAAAGTTGAAGTTGAGTATCCACAACCAAAGCAAAAGCTCGTTGTTACTTATTCACTTACTTGCTGTTCGTAGCAAGCATTTCCTCCACAGTGTGGACAGACTGACATCTTTTCTTCCATTATACTTTTTTCAATTTAGGTAATTCTATTTTCTTAAGAGTTGGTAACTTCAACTGTACCTGCTTAGGAAACTCAGGAACATACTGTGTTAGAAGGTTATCTACCGTCTCTCTCATCTTCTCATAAGAGAATTGTGTTCTACTTCTATGACCCTGTCTTTTAGCCAATTCTTTGTACACTTTATAATCTTCGAATACATCCTTCAAAGCTTTTCCTACAAGAGCATCATCCGGTCTAAACCATTGGCTCTCTGCTAGAATCATTTTATCAATCACTGCTGATGGGTGTACGTTGTGCAGGGTTCCTCCAATTTGTTTTGTAAATTGATTGTCAAGGAAGTCGATGTGACCTGACCATCCTGATACTATGATTGGTTTATTTACTAAACTAAACTCTAATAAAGGTCTTCCAAATCCTTCTCCCTTTGTTAAAGAGATCATTGCCTTTACCTTACCGTGGTTGTATAGTTCATTCACCTCAGCATCTGTCATCTCTCCATGAAGTAGATATATGTTTGGCAATTTACCTTTTACTGTCTTTTTAATTCCATCTATTCTATTTAGTACTTCATCTCTATCCATAATGGATGTTCCTGATCCTGCTTGTACTTTCAGTATAAGTGCTGGAGCTGCTTTCTTATTCTTGAATGTTTCTAAGAATGCTTTAACGGTATATCCAATGTTCTTTCTATCCTCTCCTAATGCTCCTGGAAGCCAATGTCCTACTGTTAAGAAACAGAACTGTTCGTCAATGTCATCTAAGTCTAACTTTACTGGTAAGGCTAGTGGAGTGTACTTCTCTGTGTCAGCTCCTTCAAATAAAACTTCTACTTTTGTCTGTAGTTGAACTGTACCTGTAACCTGTCCTGTATTATTATCCTGTATATTAAATACACTTTCTTCAAATACTTTCTTGGCATGCTGTGCAGATACTAATACTAAGTCCATATTATTACATCCTTGAATCCAAGAAGGATCACAAAGTGTAGTTTCAATTCCTGCTGTTAATCCAATATTGTATTTACCAACCTTTTGGAATTCATTCGGTACTGTAAGCTGCATCCAGATGTCTGGTTGTGTTGTTAGTTGGGGAATAATTCTAGAGGCTAAAGATTCATTTTTATGATCTTTTAAATATCCAAATCTAGTATTACCCCATCTTTGCGATAAGATTTTTACATCATACTTATCTAAATCGATAATTGATTGTACAAAATCTCTTGCTCTTGCTCCATAACCTGAGTAAGTATCAATTGGGCAACTTACTACTAATGTAGGTTTACTCATAACTAGTATATTAATTTATGTTTAACGTATTTTTTTGGTCTGTCTGTTACTTTGATTAAATCAAATCTAGATCTTGGAGTAAACTTTTCAAATGTTTCATCCATTGAATCGATTACATTCTCACACATTTGACGTGCTGACATTCCTGATTCGTCTGATGTTACCCACTCTCTTGCTGCTAATCCCCTTCTGTCTCTTTCTTCCTTACCTATGTTGTAAACCTCTTCTAAAGCTTTCGCTACATCTTCTGGTGCACACCTATCGTCAAAGATATATGGAGTTGGCACTGAACCTACCATTGAGATGTTTGAAGGAAATACAGGCACTGCCCACTCTCCACACTCTTTGTAAGTGCCTCTATGGTTAGAAGGGAAGTCAGGAGTAAAATCAATCCACTTACCATTCTCGTCTGTAAATCTCATTTGATCTTGCATACCTCCAGTTACGTTGGCAATAATCATTTTACCTGCCATCATAGTTTCAGTTAGAGATAATCCCCATCCTTCGTTTGAAGTAATAAGCATTCCAACGTCTGCTATGTTGTACAGTAAGTTCATTTGAGGAGTATCCAATCTCTCTTGTGAGAAGAATACATTCACATAACTATCATCACAAACAGCTTCTCTTACTGCATAAAGATCTGTACCATTTTCATCTACAGCTTGTGTATGCATTACTAGGGCACATTTCTTAGCCTTCTCTTCTCCGATTAAATCACAGAACATTCTGTAAGAAAGAATTACATCTCCAGGAGATTTTCTTCTAATGTTTCTTGAGTTGAAGAATGCTACGAATTCAATATCTTTTCCTTGAAATAAATTCTTTCTGAATTCACCCAAAGCTTCCAGCTGATCTACTGAAGTCATTGGAAAGAAGTGTTCATGATTTATTCCATGAGGAACGTACTTAATAAGTTTATCTTTAGCCTGTTCTCCTAAAACTATTTCATTAATATTTTTAGTTTGTTTTGAGATTGCCATCAATAAGTCACATGACTCGTAGTAAGGTTTGTTGTATAAAGGTGCTGGGTAGTCATCCCAAATGTTTAAGTACATCAAAGGAATTTCATTTCTGATCTCTCTTTCAATTTCAAATAACCATACCCAGTATCTTGGATCTGTAAAGATAAAGATTGCATCTGGTCTTTCTTGAGCTATTAGAGATCTAATTTGCATTGCGTCTCCATATCCATTATTAGGAAGAACTCTTACCCAAGAATCGTCAATACCGTTTAACTTATTTACCTCTTGTGAGATATCAAATCCTTTTCCTACTTCGGGATGATTGATTGCTGCTGCTAGATTGATCCAGTTAAAGTGGTGAGATGTTCCAACAACAATCTCTCTGGCCATAGTTGCGATACCGGAATGCATCCTAATATCATCGCATAACAAAAGAATCTTTTTACGATCCTCTTTCTTAACATAACGAAATTTTTCTTTCATGTAACTATTTTAATTTAATATTTGTTTGTGTGTGAAGCTTTTGCTTAAAACCTTCTTCTGTAATGTACAAAAAAATTGCTCTGTCTACAAGCTTCTGTAGTGAAAATTTATGCCTTACGCATTGCTCTTTAAATTCTAATAGAAGATCCTCTTCTACTTTAACCGATGTTAATTTTTTAGTGTTCATAGTTTATATAATTATATGTATATATAAATATACTATTATCCCAAAACCCCAGCATGGCAATGTTCTGTTCCTTTGAAATCACAAAACATACAATTTGATCTTGAAGGTTTCTTATCATACTCCTTATCAATATACTGTCCGTGTGAATCAAAAGCATCATCAATAAATTTTGTAAGAGCTGTAGTGGCTTGACCTCTTTTAATCTTTCCTGAAGGAGGTACAAACTCTTGAACTCTTCTACCCATTGCTGGAAACTCTGGATTGGCTGGTACTTTTCTTTTGACGATGAAGTACTTGACGTCTACCTTCTCTACATCAATATCGAATTGTCTTGCTAGGAATTCTTTATAAAGGAGTAGTTGTGCTAGCTTTTTGTCATCCTTCTTTGCATAATCGTTCCATCCTGATGTTGATGTCTTGATATCTAAAATGATATACTTATCATCTTGTTCATCGTACAGAACAATATCAATGTACCCTTTAAAGAAAACATTGTCAGCTATTTTATGTATCAATGGGATCTCAACTCCAACCAGCTTATAGTACTTGGTTCCAAAGTAAACTGAACGTTTCTTACGAACGTACTCTAAGATCTCGACTCCATCACTATGAAACTCAGAAAGCTCCTCAGAGTTAGAAAAATGTTTTCCGTACTTTTCTTTCTCGTGAGCATAGATGGTAAATAACTTTTCGTGAAGCATTTGTTTGAAATCCATTTCATTAGACTTCTTTACTGTTCCATCATAAAGTTCTGTTAACCATTCCTGCATCACTTCGTGTACTGCTGTACCAAAAACTGTATGGATAGATGGTTTGTATTCCTGTAATCCCTTAACATACTTCAATGCCCATTGGTGTGGACAGGTATTGTACGCTAGAGTTTGGCTATACGAAATTGATTTGCTGATGTTGTAATCTATAACTGGGTTGCAGAAATCTCTTATCAGGCTTACTTGCTTAAGAATTTTCTTGGCCATCTTTTATTCTTTTGATTTCTCTTTTTAGATACCACAATGCTTTCTCAAGTTCCTGGACTGTGTCGTCTTTCTTTCCAGCTCTTGAGATGTACTTAATAGTATTTCCTAAACAGAAACCTAAGTTCCAGGCTTCAATAACTTTTATAGCTTCGTAAGGATTATCTTTTCCTCCGTAATGATTTGGGTGATTTACTAGTTCTTTCTTTGGCCTTGGCTCATCAATAGTAAAGATTGCTTCTCTCTGATTCATAATAACTAATTTATATAACTATAATATAACAAAAAAGACTTGAATAAACAAGCCTTCTTCTAATTATTTTGCAAAATATAATGCTGTGGA